CGCGGGGCAGGACAAAAACGGCCGGTCGCAATGGTGCTGCGACTGCGGGACCGTCTGCCGCGTTCCTGGTTCGCGGCTGCTGGGACTGGTCCCGAAGGCGCAACGATCTGCGTAGCGGTCTCTCGCCGCTCTCCGCGGCCTCCGGGCGCACGCGGCCCTTGCCAGCGTGGTAGCTGGCCAGCCAGGGGTGGGAAAGCCCCTGGCGTATTTTGCCGCTATACTGGAGTTGATATGGCACAATTACCTGACGTTCATTTCGGTGACGCATCGGCGAAGCCGCTCGACTGGCGGAACCCGAAGTTCGCGGACAAGATGCCGGACGATGACGCGGAGCTGAACCCCACGCCGCCCGATACGGTTGAGATGTTTGGCTTCGATCCGGCGAAGGTCAAAGAGTAGCTCATACGCCCGCCGCCGCGCGCCAACCGGCGAAGACTGCCGGATGGATATAACTCTGAAGCGCAACCGTCGGAGTATTGCCAAGTCGCGCCGCTACTCGCTTCGCCACGGCCATCACGAATTTCTGGTACTCCTTCGCGTTATCCGGTTCTGGCATGGCCTTCACTAAATCGCCCGCCTCGCGGGTTCCGAGTGCAGTCCGCATATCCTTCGTCTTGAATCCCCCGCCGTCTAGCGTGTGCGAGTACTCGCGGAGCGATTGGTCTGACACTTTGGGGAAGAGTTGGCCGTCGGCTCCGCTGGCCGCCGCGCGGCGCGCCAGCATCTCAGCAGCCCCCTTGTCCGTTACCTCGATGTTGAGGCTTACGCCCTTCTTGCCGGTAAATCGCAGATAAACGTGCCCATCTTCCTGAACCACGTGCTCACCCTTTAGCGTCGTGGCACCGTAAGCTTTGACCTTCGCGCCGGTATCTTCCTCACTGCCGGGCCGGATGCCGGTCGTCATAACGAGGCGACTGCATTCCGCGTTCTCGCGCACTACCGGATCATCCGACTTCAGGTCGCGTGCGTTCTGCGCTTCGATCTCACCGAACTTGGCGTTAAGTTCCTTGATACGCGCGAACTTCGCGGCTTGCTGCGAGTCCTGAAACCGCTGCGAGTAGACGTACTGCGCGCGGCCCTTGGCGTCTTCGCCAATGGCCTGTAAGTCCGCATTTGGATCGGAAGCGATGCGCACGTTCTTCCACGCGGGCGGCAGCTTCAGTTTCTTAATGTGCTCCGGCCATTGCTTCGGATCGGACGGAGCGGCTGCGAGGGAACGAGAACCGGAACTAGACTCAGATGGCTCGGACTTCGATGCGGAACCACCGCTGCCTGATCCTTTCTTCACGAACTCGCCGCCGTGCTCACCCTTGCCGCGCGGATGCTCCGATTCATGAAACTCCGCGTCTCTGCTGTCGCGTCCTAGGAACTTCCGAAACAGCCCGCCGAACGATAACGGCTCTTTTTCTTCCACGGCAGGATGGAGATCGTTCTTAAATGCGAACGCGAACATCTCCTCCGGTCGGTCCCAGTTCGACGGATAGTGCAGCCGATGCCGCAACTCGTCCATTGTCATCCGCCCCATGCCGCCGAAGAATGACTCTGGGTACATCGAGAGAAAAGCATCCTTGGCGGTCTCGGGAGAATCGAACCCGATCAGCAACTTGTCCTCGTCCTGCCAGTGTGCCGGTTCCGGTCCACCGTCGATCATGTCTACGACGTAGGCGTGTGCGGCCTGCGGATTCGGCCCCACGATCACGTCGATCTCATCGCCGTCGCGCCCGACGGTATTTTCGATAAAGCCGTAGTCGTGCTGCATAATAGCGTCATAGACCGGCTTCCCCGTCCGGTTCTTGAGCAGGCGCCGGACGCCGGCAGGATACTCCACGGAAACCGGAACCCCGGCGAACTCGTACCGCTTCACTACCCGCGAATCCCGCGCAAGGCCGTGGCTTATGCCGTGCCCGTAGGAAACGCCTGCCGAGTCCGCCGCAATCGCGTGGCGGCCTTCCTCTCGCGCGCCTTGGGGTAATCTAAGCAGGTCGGCCAGCATGGATTCGCCAGATTCCTCGCCGCCGCCCACCTTTCGCTCGCGTGCCGGCTTCGGTGGCTTCTTGGGCGCTCCCCCGGCCGGCATCTCGACCTCGCCGCCCTCGCCGCCGCCGGCCATCTCGCCCAAGCCGCCCAGCCCCATTTCCTCTTCTTCCTTGGCCTTTTGCACCACCTCGTTCGTCACGTTTGTGCCGAAGCCGGTGATCTTCGACTGCTGTTGGATCTCCTTCAGACCGGTTTCCTTGTCCATGAAGCCCGAGTTGGCGAGAGAAACGATGTTGCCGGTGGTCTTCGAGGCCAGGTCGCCCTTCTCCTCCTCGGTCAGCACGCGCACGGACGGGAAGTCGAGGTCGAGGTCGCCGGGAACTTCCCCCAACTCGGACGCGCAGATCACGTCATACAGCTTCGAGAGTTGCGGCCGGAGTTCCGACTCCTGATCCATCGCGATCTTCTCTTCGTAGAATCGCTCGTCGGCGTCGTTCGCCTGCCCCAGGCCGGTGACCGTTCTCCCGAACAGCCGCGTGACGGGATACTCAGCCGCGCCCGCGATGTCCATCTGAAACTGCTGCATAACGTCCGAGAGGCCGGAGAACGTGTAGTTGACGGACTCCATGCCGCCGTCCTTCGGTATCACCAGCATCGACTGGTTCGACAGCATCGAGTTCATCGCGCCCATGCGGGCCTGAAACGCCTGGAGCGCCTTCTGGTTCATGTTGGCGCCGGAGAGCATCTGCGCCAAGTTATCGTCCTTCCATCCAATCAGGTTGGCGCGGAACGTCAGGCTCAGGACGTTCCAGCTCAGGTTGTCGCGCTTCCTGATCTCCTCGTAGACCGGTTCCAGAACCGAGATGCCCCAATACTGCTGAGCTTCGAGTTCGGGACTGGGAACGTCGGGGCCGCAGAATCGAAGGATGCGCGAGGCGTGAATCCTGAATCCCTGCCCGCCGCTGGGAGAATTGACGCGGTAGTACTTCGGCAGGTTGAACTCGGTCGGTTTCGAGAAATCATCCGATACCTCGCCGTCCGGCGTGATGCCTGTCCAGCGATTAAACGGAATTAGTCCCTTGTACGCGCCCAACTCAATCTCATCCAACTTGAGCGGTTCTTCAAGCCGGTTCTCATGCCCGTCGATAATGATCAAACATCCCGCACCACCGAATAAGCGAGCTTGCCAAAGTGCTTTGAATATCTTCTGCTTCGTCGCCGTCCGCCTGACCGTCTTCTCGATCTTGTCCGTGTCGCCCGGTTCCAACTCAGTCAGCACCGTGGGCCACGTCCGCACCATATCCTTTGCTGGCCCCTCAACGATCTTCCGGCTGATCCAATGGTTGCGGTAAAGCGTGATCAGCATCCAGTAGTCGTAGCTGAAACGCTCCAGAACGTAGTCCGTCGCCTCCGCCAGGTTCGGCGTGCCCCAGCCCATCCTCGCCGCGGCGTTGGTGAACATGTCGGCGGCGGTTCCGGTCAGGCCAGCCGAAATGCCAAGCTCCTGGAGGGCAGACATGGGACCACCGCGGCGTCTTACGTCAGCGATGTTGATCATCTTGTCGCCGACGTAGGCGCTCTTGCCGCGCCAGCGGATGCGGGGCTGTTGGGGGGAAGGGGACATGAAAAATACAGCTTTACAAAGCGATCAAATAGCGGTATGCTCTAAATCAAGCCCGCTACCAACGGGTCAGGAGAAAAAATGGATTATTTAAATAAATGCGGGTACAACTCCACGATGCCAAGTAGGCGCCGCCGGGGACCAGATTTTCTCGAGGGCGCGGTGGAGGCGAAGGCGACGGTCGGTATCAGGCATTTCAGACTCCTTTTGCGGCGGTCAGCGGTCCATAGCCTTTGTTTTCTGAGGCCCGTCATAATCCAGTTCGAGACGCCTCAGAATATCTCGCAACGTGCCCGCGAACGCTTCGACTTGATGGCGAGATCCTTGGATTTCAATGGCCAGCGGACTGGTGACTTTAGACTCGCACTTGCCTTCGCCTTTATCCTCAGCTTCGCTCAGGACCGGCGTTAGTCGTTCCGCTAAGTCGTTGACCAACTCTCGTAGGTCGTTCAACGCCGTGCGAAGCTGATGCGTTTCGCTATCAATTTCGTACACGCGCTTAGAAGTCTCCGAAGCTTCCCGATCTCCGAAACCTCTTCCGCTTGCGACCAGCCCTTTAGGTTCTGCATGAACTTGTTTCATCTTCGTATTCTCCTCTTCGATTTTTGAACGTGAACTTACGCGGCCACTAGTTGCCCTGCCGACAGCAGCTTAACGAACTGGGCGCGGGACACGCGGCGAATGCTGCCGTGAGAGTAGTACTTCGCCGGCCAAGTTATTTCATCCAAGGAAACAAGTGGTGCGCAGAGACACCTACAATTTGGAAACGTCCCAGCGTGTCCGCGGCCTAAAGTACTCTTTTCTCCGATCAGCGCTTCCGGTTGCGGCGCGTCGTTCCACGCGATCAGAACCTTATCGAGGTTGCGGTGCGAATCACGTACGCGCCGATCCTCTGAGGTGACCCACTGATAATGCGTGATGCCGATATTCTCCGCGCGCAAGCGGGTCAAATCTGTCTCGGAACGTGAAATCTCCGTGCGAGCGATAAGCCGCATCTTCGACCGCGTCAGATGCGGCGCCAGTCGCTTCAATTCCGAAATGATCTCCTTGTCTCGCTTGCCTTCCTGATGCAGCGTTACCGCCTTCTGTGTCAAGTGCTGCGCGATCTCGCGGGGAACGGAGCGGATCAACTTGGCGTTACGCTGGGCGATCACCTGGAGTTCTGGTTGCAAGCCGGTGCGCCGGATCTCCTCCTGGAGCGAACGGTAGATCTCTTTCGCGCGCGCGCTCTTCATAGCCGCTTCGCGCCAGGACCGCATATTCGCTGCCGCCACCATCTGCGACATGCGGTACGCCAGCCGGTAGGCCATTTCCTGGAACTTCGGATCAGCCCCGATGTCCGGATCGGCGGGAAAGAGAGATCCTTGCTGTTTGCCGGAGTACAGCTTGCGCAGGGCCTTCAGATAGGCTTCGACCAGCGAGTTGAAGTTGGGAAGATTCACGGATTACCGCGCTTCGACTACGTGATTCGGAAAGCTCTGGTTGATTCTAGCGCCCAAATCTTCGAGTTTCTGCCGCAAAGCGAGCACGTCCGTCCGGGCCTTTGTCCCCTTGGCCCGATTCAACCATTCGACCGTGATCAGAGCATCCGTGGCGCTCAGGGAGCGTATCCGCGCTTGAGAGAGCGGCGGCGTGACTTCCTTCGCGAATTGTGCTTTTGATCTGGTTACCGCCATAGCAACTCACTGCATTACAGTCTAACTCTATCGCTTGCAAGCAAAGTAGGCAAGGGGTATTTTCGGAAGAGTAGGGCATATGAACGCAACACACAGAAAGCTAATGACCGTCGATCAGGCCGCGGCAGAACTCGGCCTGAGACCAAAAACCATCCGCCAGAAAATTTGGCGGCGTGAGATTGAATACCAGAAAATCGGCGGCGCGATCCGTATCCGGGCGGACGTGATTGACCGAATAATCGAGGAATCGACTGTGCCGGCGCTGGAGCCGCGGTGACCGGGCCGCCGACCGCGCGGCCGGCCCGAAACGTCCGGCTCAGCCCGGCTGACGGGATACCTTTGCCTCACGACAGCTACGCCCTGCGAGCGCGGGACGGCAAGCTGGTCTGCACCGTGTCCCGAAACCGAGCCGAACAGGGCATAGCCTCAGGCGTTCTCGAATTGTGGGACGGACCTTCTGGCGCATACCTGCGTGGCACCAATCTGAGTTACCCGGCCGAAGAGCGGTCGTCCAATGTGAGCCCGGACTCGCGACACACGCTACACGGCGATTTGGCCTCGGCCAGATGCCGTAGCTTATCCGATTCACCGCCCCGTCCGCGGCGTCAGTCAACCGAATCATCGGCGTGTTGAAGGCCGGATCGGTGAACGGCCGGTGGCGCGCGGGCAGCGTTGGCGGCGCGGGTTCGGAAATCGTCTGATAGGGAGGCTGATCCAGGATCATCTGATAAAGCCTTTGATGAGCGTCACCAAGCTGATGAGCAAAGCCGCCGCGCCTATCAATGTCGCCATCAACGCGCTGAACTGGCTGGCCTTGGTTTGGATCTCCACCCTCGCTCCCGCCAGTTCCGAACGCCACTCACGTAGCTCACGGATGTCCTTCTGGACTGCCTCCCGGTATATGCCCTGTTCGCGCTGGTAGGCTTCGTGCGCTTCCTTGGTGAACATCTTCTGGCCAAGGTCACCCAGGGCGCCGCGCATCTCGTTCATGGCGACCAGCCGCTTGTCGAGCGCATCTTTATCGGTAGCTAGTTGTGACCGAACCCAAGAGATTTCCCGCCCCAGTAATTTCTCCAGATCATCAACGCGATTCCCCGCTGCCTTCATCCGGTCTAGGCATTGCGACTCCTGGTGCTTGCGGTATGTAGCCTCTTCTTCATCCGCCATGTCACTTCACCGGAAGCCAGTGCTCCGCGATGGCCAGCATGAGTGCGCCGAATCCGCCGATCA